CTGCTTGCTGAAAGAGGAAAGATGCCAAGCGTAGAGCAGTTCAGTTAGTTCATCGTCATCCATCGACCTGATACGGTCTGCGTTTGTAATCGGCTTTGGTCTAAAGTTACTCCCATCAAAGCATCCGTGGCAGTTTCTCGGAGAGTTATTGTAAATGCAAAACGGACAATCTTCACTCATCACTTTCTCCTTCCGCTTCTTCCTTCAGCCAGTTGAGCCATTGCTCCGGCGACCACGCTCCATCAACAGCAAGAGCAAATTGTTCAATTCCGCTTATCAGCTTTGCCAGTTCCTCGTCAGACATTGCACGGATGCGATCTGCGTTGCTTGGTTTTCGGTCTTTACAGTTTTCCATGTCGCAGAACGCTTGGTACTTACCACCTTCTGCGTAAAGATCGCATTCACCATCTTTAGTGCGGTAGATACATCCGTCCATCACTCGCTCTCCTTCTTTTCAGCAACAGCGTTGAGCAATCGTTTCACGCACTCATCATGGGCATCAATTAATGTCCACTCCCACATGAACATATTGAATTGATAGTCCTTGATTTTGAACCTTTTTCCATTTCTGCGAATGTCGAGAGGTTTGCCACACAGATCACATATAATGCAACTTCTGATGCTCATGATTCACTCTCCTTTGGCGGCTTATAAGGTTTCGGTGTTGGCATCCATGCCACTATGCCGTCCATGTCCCCATTCGTCTCAAATCCAACTCCATAGTCTGGATCATTATCGAATGTATCAATCCAAACCGAACCATACTTGTTGCAGACAAGAACCTCTTGCCCATCGTCTGGTAGTTTTGATGTATAGATGATAGCGTCCTCATATTCGATGTCGTATCCTATGTGTTCGCTCCACTCTTTGCGTTCTTCTTCTGTCATCGGTCTGCTCTCAATTATGATCCACTTCTGATTGCTCAGTGCCTCGGTTGCTATCTCATACATCCGTCTGGCACCCTGCATTGGGCAGTTCTTGGCTCTGTTTCTGAACCATTCTGCGGCTTTTTGTCTTTCCTCATTGGTCATCATCGTGCCACCTCACTCAGATAGATTGCACTGACAACTCCGATGTCAAACATCCCAACAAGAGCTTGCCCACGATAGGCACAGACAAATTCCTCATTCCGCTCGATCCTGTCCGCAGGGATGTTGACAAAGGATTCGCTGTTGTTGAAATAGACAATCAGTTTCATCAATTTTTAGACTCCCTCACATAATCAGCAATTCGCTTGTACTCTTTTCTCTCCTGATCGGTCATCTTTGAGCCGTCCCGGCAGAATGGGCAGATGCCGCCTTTGAATCTGGTATCTGTCAGGGCAATGCAGATTGTGCCGTTATACGCTGGGCAGGTTTCCCTTCCTTTGTTCTTACATTCCAACAGATACCGCTTGAATCGTCTCCGCTCAATCTTCTCCTCAACGGTCAGTGCTTTGCTCACGCTCTCCATCTCCTCGCATAGCCATCGGCATTGAAATCGTTTTTCAGGAATATGCCATGCGGTGTCAGCTCGGCAAACTGATAGGACAGATCACAAGGCTTGGTCTGTTCTTCATGCCATGCCCGGATCAGCTTCAGTGCAAGATTGTAATCATCATCAAGCACTGTGTTGCTGTCTGAGTAGCCGACAAACTGACCTTCTTGAGCAATGACCTCTGTCAACCTTCCGCTCCCGGCATCGGCTCTGTTGAACATACATCTGGCATAGGTTTCCAGATCCTTCTCACTGTAACCGTACTTCTCAACGAAGAGCCTGATGCCGTAGAACGCTTTTGCCAGTGCCGTGGCTTCTCTTGCCATCACCACTTCCTGAGACTGCTGAACCGCTTCAGCTTCAGCCTGTGCCGCTTGTGCGGTTGCTTCTGCTTCGGCTGTCCATGCCGCATAAGCCTGTGCGACCAGCTCCGCATCCCGGTGATCCCGGTGGATCTGAACCGCCCAAACGACCGCAGCCAACATCAGAGCCAGAGCCGTGATCGCAACGACCCAGTTATACGCAACGTCAAAGCCCGGATGCCGAAAGCGAAGTTGCCGCTCCGCTTCAGCTCTCTCCTCGAAAATCTCACCCAATACAGTAATGTCCATTTCTGCTGATCTCCTTTCAAGTCTCTCTGATTCTGTAACCGTACCGCTCAAGCATCAGCTTGCGCTTAAGAACGTAAAGTGCGTAGGCAGTGCTGTTGGTGTAGCCTTTGACATCTTCGACAACGAATTTGCCGTCTTGCCAATAGGTGAAGTCTGCCACATACTCTGCTTTCCGCTCCAGCAACTTGTGGTTCTTGTCGTACTGCGCATCGATAATGGTGAACCGCACCTGCTCCTGAAGGTCAACGATCTTCCCGGCTCTCTGGAGCATCCGAAGCTCCCACGCTCTTCTGCGCTCTTTGGCACTTCGGTTCTGCTTGTCCATCTTCGCAAAAAACTTATTAGACATAACTCTTGCCGAACCTTTCCCGGAAGTCTTCCGTTGTCCAATCATACTCAGCCATGATCCTGATCTGGCTTGTCCGCTTCAGATCCCAATCAACTTTAGGATCTCGGTTGTGTAGCTTATCGTGACAGTCATGGCAGAGGTTTACCCATGCTCCAAGGGCTTTGCTCTTCTGCCGATTGGATATGCCGTGGTAAACCTCATGCCTGACCAGATCACCACCTTTGCCGCACAGATAGCACATCTCAGTATCAAACGGCTCAATCACCGATGGAGCATAGCCGTTGGCATCCAACTTAATCCCAAACTCATTGGTCAATTGGAATCGCCCCCTTGATCTTGTCCAACAGGCTCATGTCAATAGTCTGTGGCGGCTTATAGTTTGCAGCCGTGATAACCTTGTTCTTCTTTGGCGGTTTCTCTTCGTCCTTCTTTGCCCATGTGATAACAGTCTGTTTCCAGTTGAGGACTCTTGTGCCGTCCTTTCTGCGCCAGCCAGAGGAATTGTAGTAATTGAAGAAAAAGTCAACATCAATGTTGTATCCCTTCTCATCACAATAGGCTTGAATCTCTTCTTTGGTAGGTGGTGTGAATCGTTTACCGCTTTCCGATTCCGAATACGAATACGAATCCGAATACGAATGGATTACGGAAACATCTGCTTGCATCTGATTACAATTGATTTCATTTGCATTCATATGTATGCAAGTGTTTTCAGAAGGATCAGGGAATTTGCTTTTCTTTGCCCGGATGGTCTGATGGTCATTCCAAGTAGGTAGGTACAGGTACGGTTTACCCTCATGCTGATAGAGAGTTACCAACTCTGCACTCGCCAGCTTATTGATGGCATCTGTGACCGTCTTGATGGTCACGTTCTCCTTGAGCGGAAAAAGCTTTCCCTTAATCACCGCTGGTCTGGCATCGTATCTGCCGAAATCATCACAGTTCACCATGAGCCGGTAAAAGAGAACCTCTTCAAACCATGACAGTTTGTTGATTGAATCACTGGTGCAGATGGATTCCTTCAAGATTCTATTTGGCATTGATTTCACCTGCTTTCGCCCGGTTGTAACAGATGCCGCCGATCTTTGAGAACGCATATTCGAAGTCAGGATATTTCGTGAATGCTATTTCCGAAGCTTCATAGACTTCGGAAAAGCTGAATCTGCTAATAAGCTTTCGAATATCCCTTCTGCCGTATTCGGTGAATCCATAGCCTGTGATTGACTTAACCAGATCCTCAACTGTATTGATCTGATCCTCAACCGCTGACAACAGTTCCTGTTTCCATCGGATCAGCATTTCGGTCTGCTCCCGGATTGCGTTCAGATCGTCAAGCTGCTTCTTCTGTCGGTCTATTGCCGATGTATCACTCAGAAGCTTGTTGCTCTTCCCTCTGTTGCAGTCCCGGCACGATGTGACCAGATTAAGCAGCTCATTCTTGCCGCCCTGTGAAACTGGAAGGATGTGGTCTATTTCAAGAATCACATCTGGTGCGCTTCTGCCGCAGTACTGGCATCTGAAGGAATCACGCTTGAATACTTCAAACCGAAGTCCTTTCGATATGTTCTGTCTTTTTGCCATAGCTCAGATCTCCAGCCACGTTTCAATCCTTGCCCTCATCTTCGCCTTGAAGCCGGGACAATTCGGATCACCGAATTGCCCGGTCTTCCCGGCTTCATAGATGACGGTGCAAAGTCTCAAAAATTCGTCAGGAGTAAGCTCCTTAACTTCTTCCATCATCTCAAACATTTCAGCACCTCAGAACGGCAGTTCTGATTCATCGTCCAGATCGGTGAACTGTGCGCCCTGCACTTGCTGATCCGCTTCAAGCATCTGCTGATAGGTCACAGACTTCTTGACCTGATCTCCGATCCAGTTTGGCAGGTTGTCCACATCGTCAAGCGTGGCACTGTCCAGATCAAAGCAGAGCGGCTCTTTCTCAAGCTCCACAGGCTGCATCCCTTTCATCAGCTTGGCAATCCCGGTCACGTTGGTGTAGGTCTTGCCGTCTGCGCTCTTGCTGTTGGAGATCGTCAGGATGCAAGACTTGCCAAGAATGTTTTTCAGGTCGAACCCGGCAAGCTCTTCATCCGTGAAGTCTCTTCCTCTCCATGCCACCAGATCCCGGCGCAGGTTTCCCTGACTGCCAAGCGTTGCAGTGTAACGGCTGCTCACCGTGCGCCGCTCCGTCTTGCCGTTGACCTCAATGGTCTCGTCAGGCAGCTCCCATGCGATCATCACCTTGCGCTGAGTTTTGCCATACTTTTCGGAATACATTGCGCCAAGATCCACAAGCATGGAGCAAACGCCGATGTATGTGCCGTCAGGAATCGGCTGAAAGTTAGAACCTTTGGTTTCAGAAATAACTAAGCTCATTTTTTAATCTCCTTTTCATTCTGGAAAATATAGTGGGCATCTTGCGCCCCGGTACTTATCAGGGAAATCACAGATCTCCCCATTCAGTCCGCATTTGGGAACCGTAAAGCGGAAAAACTTGCAGTGCTTGCAACTGATGTGGGCAACTCCCTTTTCATCAACCGGGAAAGCAACTTCAACCTCTGCTTTTCCACGGACATACTCGACAACACCTGTCTCAAACATTGACCAGCACCGCTTTCACCGCATGGAGCGTATGCGCCGCATTGAAGATGCTAAAAACATCGTCTCCGTCATAGGTGCTGACCACCTGCCTGACATCGGCAAAGCCCCAATCCGTCTGAACCCTGTCTCCGGGATGCAAGCGCATATAAGGCGCAGTCAGAACCTCTTTGCTTTTGTCATCGTACTCGACCAAGATCAGATCAATCATGTTGCACTCTCCTCTAAGTAATACCGCTTGAACCGCACCACCGTGCCGTCCTGTCTCAGTTTGCGCTCTTCCTCGTCCCGGATCAGACCAAGCTTGCGAAGCTCACTCAGCCGCTTGGTCGGAGAATTGATGTTGAGATAGATAAACAACTCCCTGACCGTTGCGCTGCCGTTCTCGCTGATGTACTGGACGATCTTATTTCGCTGATTGCTTTTTGTGTCCATCTGTGTTACACTCACCTTGTCCTTTCTGCTGACTTGTCAGCACATTTTTCCTTTGCCGTCTGTGTTGCCGCACAGGCGGCATTTTCTATGAATCGTTCAACCTTGGCTTTACTGATCCAGTAAGTCCATCTGCTTGACATCTTTACCGCCGCTCCGATCGGCAGCGTCCCTCTCTGCATTCCGATCCGAATAAACTGCGGAGAAACTCCCAGCAGCTTGGCGGCTTCACTTACGCTGATTCTGCTGATCTCTATCACCCCCATTGTTCTGCCATTGCTTTTGCGATGCCCGGAAAGGTTTTGCTTCTTGCCCTGGCTCTTTCATCCTTCGGCAAATTCCATGTGTAAGCGTGCCACGGTGAGTCTGTTCCATGACCTGTTTTTATTACCGTGAACGGAATGATCTTTGTCGGAACTAATAAAGGCAGATTCTTCAGCCACAGGCAGGTGGCTTTTCTTGCATCCTCTCCGAAACAGTAAGGTTGAATAACCTGTGATGGTTTCTTGTACCTGCTTGATACAAAGCCGATAGGATTCTCAATTGCTATCCGCTCACATTCCGCATTCACGAAGCACATGAAAAACTTAAATGCTTCATCACGGAGTTTTGCTCTTTCTATTGCCTTATCACCGTACCTTTCAACATTGAACCAAGAATTGCCTGTCACAGTCAGATAGGTGCAAGGTGGATGTGCTATTAGGAGATCCCACTGCCCCACCTGTGTGTGTGTGTGTATCAGCGGTTTTGAATGTACAGTTGCCGTTGATAAGAGCCAAGCAGTCTCCTTGGATATGCCACTCAGGATGTCCCCCGGAACACTCTTGCAGATCACAACTGAATGCTCTGTGACCACGAAGCCGAAAAGCCTTGCACACTTCTTGCGATTCCTCAAAGGCAATCAGCACGTTCATTCTTGGCTTCTCTTCCATGCTGAAGATATCAATCTGACCTGCCAGTTCCACTCTGATTCCCTTCCGCTTTCCGCTTCTGAATGATCGCATCAAAAGCCGCTTCAAGCTTCTGCCGTCCCTTTTCGGAATTGCTTCTTGTGGTCAGGAGCATACTCACATACTGCTCCGTCATCCCAAGCTCGTTTGCCAGATCCCTGTTCGTGATCCTGTTGATGTGCATCTTCCCAACAAGCTTGCCTGTCCACTTCTCTGGATAATTGCTCAAATTTTCACCCCCATTTCTGTTACAAATGTGTTGCAAAACTTAACAAAGTGTGTTATAGTTTGTTTGCGGACAACCTAACACACTTTACGGCGCAGGTTTTTATCTGGGTCTGGATCTTTTTGCGCTTGTTAAGTATGTAAGCATTTTAAACTATTAACAGCGCATTGTAAATAGAAATCTGTTAAGTTTTTTAAATTTAGCTATTCTGTACAAATGAGAGGTGTTTTCTTTGTCAGGTTTTTACGATAATTTCATAGCCCTCTGTAACGCAAAGAAAGTTTCACCAAGCAGAGCAGCTGAAGATGTAGGTTTGTCAAGAGCCGCCCCAAATGGATGGAAAAGCGGAGCAGTTCCAAGAGATACTCAACTGAAGAAGCTGGCAGACTATTTTGGTTGTACTGTTGAGGATCTGAAAGGAATAAACACAAAAGCCCCGGACATTACCCGGAGCTTTGTCACCTTCCAGATCATCGGAGAAGTGGCTGCACACTATGGCAGTTTCGGAAATGAGGATTGGACGAACGGAAAAATCGACATCCCGGAGTCATGGCTGCACGGTCGGTCAATGTCGGATTACTTCGTGCTTCGTGTTTCTGGTGATTCCATGTATCCCACCTATCAGGATGGTGATCTGGTTCTCGTCCTGAGGCAAAGCACGATGGATCACTCCGGGCAGATCGGTGTCGTGATCTATGACGATGACAAAGCAACGCTGAAGCGCATCGAGTATGTGATGGGCGAAAACTGGATGCGCCTGATCCCAATCAACACACAGTATCCCCCGGTGACGATCCGTGATGAGCGGCTGGAACACTGTCGAGTCCTTGGCATCCCCAAGAAACTGATAAGAAATATTGAGTAAAGGAGAATAATCATGGCACTGTTTGGAGAATCAAAAGAAGACAAGAAAGCGAAGAAGGTCGAAGAACTGATGGAGAAGTACGGTTTGCAAGAACTGTCAGATCCAAGAGATGTCAAAGCCGTTGAGAACATTGCAAGCAAACTGGCAGGGAGCAACCTCATCAACATTGGAACCGCACTGAGCGGTCTGCCACAGGATGTCGGCAAGATGAGTCTGCTTCAGGCTATTGTAGAGCAGAACTGGATCATCATTCGGCAGCTTGACAAGCTGAATTCAAAATAATGCGTTTAAATGCCATGTATTAAATTTTAGCCTTTAGGAGTGTAAACATACCACCTAAATAGCAAAAACGCTCAGAACGGCAATTCTGAGCGCAGAAAGGACAATCATGAGATTACCAAACGGATATGGATGCGTGACAAAACTGTCAGGAAAGCGGCGCAAGCCCTTTGTTGCCCGGATCACAACAGGCTACAACGACAACGGCAATCAGATCTATTCCGTCATAGGCTATTACGAAAACCGCAAGGATGCTCTGACCGCTCTGGCTGAATACAATGCAAAGCCCTACAACATCGATCTCTCCAAGATCACATTCAAGGAATTATATGAGCTGTGGTCGGCAACCGAATTGCCGAAACTCGGAGATTCGTTGCAGTATTCCCACAGAGCCGCATACAAATACTGTCAGCACCTTGATAACATCCCTTACCGCAATCTGCGGAAAGTGCAGATGCAAGACTGCATTGACCGCTGCGGCAAGAGTCAAAGCACCCAAACCAACATCAAGAACCTCTTCGGGCAGCTTGACCGTTATGCCTATGACCAAGACATTATTCCGAAGCAGTACAGTATAAATCTGACGATCTCCAGCACAGAGACGAAGAAGCGCAACCCTTTCACCAAAGATGAGATCAAAACCCTTGAAGCCCATGCAGGTGAACCGATCTACGATGAAACCATCTTCATGCTCTACACTGGATGCCGTGTCGGTGAAATGCTTCTGGTGAAAAGCGCAGACATCGACCTTGAAAACCGAACAATGACACTCGGTCTGAAAACCGAAGCCGGGAGAGATCGCGTTGTTCCCATCCACCGAAAGCTTGAGCCGATCATCAAAGCGCACATCGGAGCGGAACATCTCTTCAATTACGAGCGGAGCAAAACTGCCAAAAACACAGAGAAAGCATTGCGGAATCAATTCTTGCGGAAGTGGTCGCAACTATTCCCAAACCATGAGTCTCACGACTGCCGCCACACCTTCCGCTCACAGCTTGACAGGCAAGAAGCAAACCGGGCTTGCATCAATCTCATCATGGGACATAAAGGCTCAGATGTCGGTGAAAGAGTCTACACACACAAGACCGTTCAGGAGCTAATTTCGACAATTGACCTGCTTGATTTCTCCGTGTGAGACTCTCTGCGTAAAGTACAAACAAATATCAAGCACTATCAGAAAATACCGAAAAACAAAGAAAAGCCGCCATAAAAGGCGGCTTTTACTTCTTAAAAGTTAATTCGGTTTTAACGATTCTTAAAAATTCATTTTACTTTTTTGCTTTATTAGCGGCGAATACCGCTGTTTTTGCTGATTTTTATAACTTTTTCGGCGCAATTCTTTCTATCAGACAGTATGGGATTCTCTCCGCAAAGTACAAGCAAATATCAAAAAACAGCCCCACCGAAGTGGGGCTTGTTGTTACTCTTCTGTATAATCTTGCATCTTGCCGTAGGTCGGCTCATGCTTGCCCTGAAGCTGGTTATACTGGGCAGTGCTGATGCCAAGAATAGCACCAAGCAGAGTGCAGATCACCGCAGAAGTTTTGGCAACCTGATCCGCATAAGGCCATCCCCAGATCACAG